TTGTAAACTGGACACCAGATGTTACGGATTGTGTTACCTTAAGAACAGACGTTCTGGCTTTTCATTTATGGCATCTTCAGAACTTGTCCACCAAGCAACCATCTCTTCGGATTCCAGATATGGGATATTATCGAAGACTGGAGCAGATGCAAAGAAGATGTTTACCGACAAGGTGGTTCCCATCTCAGTTAATTACCCGTTCTTCTTCAAACCGATACAGGACGGAATGGACCGTCCCAAAACCGAACTCGCCTACAGAGTACCCGCTTCCAAACTCACAAGAAGAAAACTTGATTCCAATACCCAAACCAAAGAATTACAAGGATTGGATACGACGATCGACTGGAAGAATACCGGTGACAACTCATATGACGGTGAGAAACTCAAGATCCTCGCACACGACGAATCAGGTAAGTGGGAGCGTCCCGACAACATCCTCAACAACTGGCGTGTCACGAAAACAACATTAAGATTAGGTAGTAGAATAATAGGTAGGTGTATGATGGGTTCAACATCTAATGCACTTGATAAAGGAGGAGCTAATTTTAAAAAATTATATGATGCATCAGATGTTACAAACAGAAACCGTAATGGTCAGACTAATTCAGGACTCTATAGTTTGTTCATACCTATGGAGTGGAATTACGAAGGATACATCAATACTCATGGATTTCCTGTATTCGACACTCCAAAAAAACCCGTCAAGGGCATTGATGGATCCAAAATTCAGATCGGAGTTATCTCGCATTGGGAAAATGAAGTTGATGGTTTAAAAGATGACCAAGATGGTTTAAATGAATTTTATCGGCAGTTTCCAAGAACAGAAAAGCATGCATTTAGAGATGAGGCTAAACAATCTTTATTTAATCTAACTAAGATTTATGAGCAAATAGATTATAACGAAGATTTAAGAAATTCAAACGTAGTAACACAAGGTAGTTTTTATTGGGAAAATGGTATAAAAGATACAAGAGTTATATTTGCACCTAATAAAAATGGAAGATTTTATATTTCATGGATACCACCTGTAGAATTACAGAATAAATATATAATAAAAAATGGTATCAGATATCCAGGTAATGATCATACTGGCGCTTTTGGCTGTGACTCTTACGATATTTCCGGAACAGTAGATGGCAGAGGTTCTAAAGGAGCTTTACACGGTTTAACTAAATTTTCAATGGAGGATGTTCCTCCCAATACTTTTTTCTTAGAATACATAGCAAGACCTCAAACAGCTGAGATCTTTTTTGAAGATGTTTTAATGGCATTAATATTCTATGGGATGCCAATGTTAGCAGAAAATAACAAACCAAGATTGCTATATTACTTAAAAAGACGAGGATACAGGGGATATTCTATAAATAGGCCAGACAAACTTTATAATAAACTTTCTGTAACTGAAAGAGAAATAGGAGGAATTCCAAATTCAAGTGAAGATATTAAACAAGCACATGCAGCGGCTATAGAAGATTATATTGAAAATTTTATTGGTATAAATAATCAAGGCTATGGAGATATGTATTTTCAAAAAACTTTAGAAGATTGGGCTAGTTTTAATATAAATAATAGAACAAAACATGATGCTTCTATTAGCTCTGGGTTAGCTATAATGGCTTGTAATAAAAACAGGTATGCTCCTAATGCAAAAAGAACTATTACAAAACTTCCTTTAAATTTTAAGAAATATAATAATAAAGGGTACAATTCAAAAATAATGAAAATCAATGATTAACATTAACTACAGCAGCAGCTTTCCAGATCAGGTGGTACCTGAAGAAGAGAAAAGTTCTTTCGAGTACGGCTTAAAAGTTGGTCAAGCTATCGAGCATGAGTGGTTTAGAAACAATACTGGTCAAAATAGATTTGTTGACAACTTTCAAAACTTTAATAGATTAAGACTTTACGCTAGAGGTGAACAGCCTGTACAAAAATATAAAGATGAAATGGCCATTAATGGTGATTTATCTTATTTAAACTTAGACTGGCAACCCGTACCAGTACTATCTAAGTTTGTAGACATAGTGGTTAATGGTATGACTGAAAGAGGTTATGAGATAAAATCATTTGCTACTGATCCTTTTGGTATTAAAACCAGAACTGACTATGCAACAGCTGCGCTAAGAGATATTAGAAATAAACAAGAAATTGCGCAATTGACTCAAGCAACAGGAAGAAATTATTATGCATCTTCAAGCCCAGAAGAATTACCTACTAATGCAGAAGAACTAGATCTTTACATGCAACTTAATTATAAGCAGTCTATAGAAATAGCTAGTGAAGAAGTTATAAGTAAAATTTTAGATTATAATAAATTTGATCAAGTAAAAAAACAAATTGCTTATGACTTAACTGTTTTAGGTATAGGAGCTTGTAAGACTAATTTTAATCTTTCAGAGGGAGTAACAACAGAATATGTTAATCCAGCAAACTTAGTATGGTCATATACAGAAGATCCAAATTTTGAAGATTTATATTATGTAGGTGAAGTAAGAAATTTATCTTTATCTGAAGTAAAACGACAATTTCCTAGTTTAAGTGATTCTGAATTAGAAAAAATACAAAAATACCCTGGTAGAAACTCATACACTAATACTATGTGGGGTCAAAATCAGCAAGATCAAGTACAAGTATTATATTTTGAATATAAAACATACCACGATCAAGTATTTAAAATAAAACAAACAGAACAAGGTTTAGAAAAAGTAATAGAAAAACCTGACACATTCAATCCTCCACCTAGTGATAATTTTGAAAGAGCAGCTAGATCTATTGAGGTTCTATATACTGGCGCTAAAGTTTTAGGACTTGGTGATACTATGCTAGAATGGAAATTAGCAGAAAATATGACAAGGCCTAATGGTGATACTACTAAGGTTAATATGAATTATGTAATATCTGCTCCTAGAATGTATCAAGGTCGTATTGAATCTATAGTTAGTAAAACAATTGGCTTTGCTGATATGATTCAAATAACTCATTTAAAATTACAACAAGTACTTGCTCGTATAGTTCCGGATGGTGTATATGTAGATGTGGATGGTTTGGCAGAGGTTGACTTAGGTAATGGTACAAATTATAATGCATCAGAAGCATTAAACATGTACTTTCAAACTGGTAGTATTGTAGGTAGATCATTAACTCAAGATGGTGAAGGAAATCCTGGTAAAGTTCCTATACAAGAATTACAAAGTTCTTCTGGTATATCAAAGATTCAATCAATGATACAAACATATCAGTATTATCTTCAAATGATTAGAGATGTAACAGGATTAAATGAAGCTAGAGATGGAAGTACGCCAGATAAAGATGCATTAGTTGGTTTACAAAAATTAGCAGCGGCTAATTCAAATACAGCTACTAGACATATATTACAAGCACTTATGTATATGACTGTAAGAACTTGTGAGAATATAAGTTTAAGAGTTTCAGATATGTTAAATTTTCCACTGACAAGAGACTCATTAGTAAAAAGTCTTAATAATTTTAACACAGCAACATTAGAAGAAGTAGAGCAATTAAATATACATGATTTTGGTATATTTTTAGAATTAGAACCTGATGAAGAAGAAAGAGCTCAATTAGAAAAAAGTATACAAGTTGCATTACAGTCAGGTAATATTGGTTTAGAAGATGCGATAGATTTAAGAGAAATTTCTAATATTAAGTTAGCTAATCAAATGCTTAAGCAAAAACAAAAACAAAAAGCAGAAGCGGCAAGGCAAGCACAATTAGAAAATATAAGAGTTCAAGGTGAGGCAAACCAAAAAGCATCTGAAGCAGCTGCATTAGCAGAAATGCAAAAAGAACAAGCGGTTGCACAAACTAAAATACAGATAGAGCAAGCAAAAGCTCAATTTGAAATTGGAAGAATGGAAAAAGAAGCTATCATTAAAAAACAATTAATGGCAGAAGAATTTGAATATGCAATACAACTTGCACAAGCAGAACAATCGCGCCAAACAAATAGAGAGTCAGAGATTGAAGATAGAAAAGACAAAAGAACAAAAATACAAGCAACACAACAAAGTGAAATGATAAGTCAAAGACAAAATGACACTTTGCCTACTAATTTTGAATCACAGAACGATACGTTAGGTGGTTTTGGATTAGAACAATTTAATCCACAGTAGTTTATTATTAATTTTATATTATCATATTATGTCTAAAAAAGAAGAAGTAAAAGTAAAAGAAGTTGATACGCCTATAAAAAAAGAAGGTGAATTCAAAATAAAATCAGCTAAAAAAATGAAAGATCTTGGCGAAGGACAAGGAGAACAAAAACTTCACAAGGTTGTTTTAACTAAAGAAAAAACAAAAGAAAATGCCATTTCAGACGGAGAAACAAAGAAAGTGGATGTGGGCGAACAAACCGGAGATAGCGGAAAAGTGGTCGAAGGATTACGGGTCGAAACCACTGAAGATGTTGCT